TCATCATTACTGGCATACCATACATACTGTCTACCATTCCAGTAATAAGACCACCATTAGCATTACCTGTTGAATCATATCTTACTAGACGATCCTCTTGCAGTAAATCTGCGTAAACTGTTGGATTAACAGCCATCATAAGTTCACCATCACGATAATCAAGGTCAGCTTCACCTAATGAAACAAGTGCTGCTTGAAATTCTGCTTGTGTGATAATATCGTCAGTTGCTAAAGTAGCTCCTGATGATACAGTAATTAACTTACTAGCTATATGAGCATCTATTTCTTTAGCTAAAGAATATCCAAAAGCTTGAGAATATTTCTCAACCATACCTGGATTAGCTTGAATAACTGCTATATCTTCAAATAACTTTGAAGCATATTTATGTTGATTAATTGTAATATCAGAAGTAGCACCACCATCTGTATCATACTGAATCGCTGTATTTTCTGTTTTTGTTTGTACTGTTAGTTCTGAAATTAAAGGTACATGAATAACATCTCCCTTACCTTGAACCATATCACTATAATCATCTACAAGCGGTCTAAAAACCAACTTTCTTTGTAGGTAATCATATACATATTCACTCCAAATTTCTGGAATAAATACATTAACCTCTGTTAAGCCAGTATTACCACCATCATTAGCATTGCCATTTCCAGCACCAGCCCCTATTGCACCATAACTCATTATTATCTCCTATAAGATTCTAATATTTTACTCCAATTACGTTTACGTTCTTCAGGACTCATATCGGTTATTTTGCCAAGTCTTTGTGTAGGAACAGTTCCCTTTCTATCAGGAGGATTTTCCTTTGACTCGCCAAATTCACTTACGATATTAAGTAGCGTTTCCGTATCCACATTGGAAAATTTTTCTCGTTTAGATTCAGGAAGTTTAGCTAAAGCATCTTTCCGAAGTTTTAAATCCATTGATTCCCACTTCTCTTTATAAGGTTTATAGGTTTCAATTTCTTTATTAAGCTCGACATTTAATTCTTGCCACTTTTCTTCTTCTTTTAACTTAGCTCTCTTTTGTTCTTCCTGTTGTTGTTCAAAAGCTTTCATTTTATCTCTGAGATCATTTCTTTCAGAGATTACTTCGTTTAGCCTTGAAATAGGTACATTGTTTTCGTCTTTAGTGACGTTTTCCTGTTTTACATCTGTTTCGATGACTTTTTCTTCTGACATTTTTACCTCTTAAGTGAGTAGTTATTTTGCAAGAATATCCCTTGCATTAAAAGTATAGTATAATGTAACTTATAGAAGTATTCTAATGCAAGAGAAAAATTACGAATTTAAAAAAAAATGGTTTGAATATTTAGGATACAAACCGCATGATGGTCAGCTAGCTCTTCACTATCCAAAAAAGTACAATGCGAGGTTTAATGTTATTGTGTGTGGTAGGAGATTTGGAAAGACTTGGGCTAGTGCTATGGAGGCAACCTATGTAGCTTCACAACCCAATAAACGTATATGGGTTGTTGGGATGTCTTATAAAAAAGCAAGATTGATTTTCAGAGAGATATGGCAGAGAATGGTAGTTGGACATGGAGATGATATTGACAAAGCTTCTGAAAAAGATATGTATATTCGTTTTAAATGGGGAACAATAGTAGAGGGTATGTCAGCAGATAATCCATCAAGTCTTGTGGGAGAGGGTTTAGATCTTTTGGTTATTGATGAGGTAGCTAAGATGAATAAAAAGATTTGGGATATGTATTTATCTCCTACAGTAGCTGGTAGAAAAGGTAAAGTAATTTTTATTACTACGCCAGAAGGAAGAAATTGGATTTATGATCTGTACAAGTTAGGCGAAATAGATGATATGTGGTCCAACTATTCATCACCTTCTTGGAAAAACCAATACGAGTTTCCACTAGGATTAAATGATCCAGCTATTATTGAAAGAAAACGAAATATGTCTAAAGAACTTTTTGGTCAAGAATTCGGAGCAGAATTTTCTGTATTTGAAGGCAAGGTTTGGGATTTTAATCGTGAGTTAGATACAGGAAACTTTCCATACGATCCCAATCTTCCAACTTATTGTTCAATTGACTTTGGCTATAGGATGCCAGCGGTTCTGTTTATGCAGACATACTTTGATGGAGAGTTTGATCACATTAGAATTTTTGATTGTATTCTACATAAAAAAAATATCAGAACAGAAGATTTGATTAAAATGATTAAAGTAAAAGGCTATCCCATTGTAAGCTATTATGGAGATCCAGCTGGTAGTAATATTCAAGGACAAAGTGGAGCAGCCGATACAGAGATTTTTAGAAGAAGCGGTATGAGAATACTTTACACTAGAGACAGAAAAAGTAGAAATATTATCAATAGTGTGGCTTATACAAGAGGATTTTTTGAAAGTGCAGAGGGCATAAGAAGAATACATGTTGACAGAAAATGTGTTGACGTAATTGAAGATTTTGAAGAGTATAGGTATCCTGAGTCTGAAGATGGTAAGCCGATCAAGGAAGAGCCTATAAAAGATGGTTATCACGATCATGGAAATGATGCTTTTAGGTATTTCATAATAAACAGATTTCCAATGAGAAATAGGGAAATGAAGAGGATTCAAAGATGATAGATAAAGTTATAAAGGATAAACTAACAGAAGCAAAGATGATGATGGCTCAACAAAGAAGGTTTGAAATCAGAAAGCATCTAGACTACTATTCAGGAACATCAACTGAACAGTATATTAAAAATTATTTTACAGGAGATGCTTTTAATGAGATACCTCCTACGTTAACTAATTTTACTAGAAAGTTTATAAATAAGATAAGTGGTATTTATACGCTTGGTGCAAAAAGAAACACTGGCAATACTTCAGAGCTATATGAAAGCTTAACGCCAACAAAAGATGTTAGATTAAAACATTCAGAGCGTATGACTCGTTTACTAGGAACGATTGCTAACAGAGTGTTTTGGAAGAATGGTCGTTTTGAATATAGACCAATTTATTATTTTGAATCTTATTTTAATGATGATCCTTTTACACCTATTGCGATTACATATCCATTACTCAATCAAGTTGCAGATCTTAGCAATACAACTGAACTGCAATGGGAATATTGGGATTCGGAAAAGAATGTAATTATGAATGAAGAAGGAGATATTATTTTTGAAGAAAAAAATCCTTATGGTATATTGCCTTTTTCATTTACTCACCGAGAAGATCAAATTGACTCTTTTTATGTAGAGGGTGCAAATGATATTATTAACTGCAATGAGCAAGTTAACATATCAATGACAGAAATGAATCTAGGATTACGATATAACATGTTTGGTCAGCCTTGGGTTAATGGACTCCAAGCAGATCAAAATATGATTCGTGCTGGATCTAATACTATTTTAGATATGGGAGAAGAAGGAAAGTATAATATTACTAGCCCTGGTGGAAATATTACAGAAGCCATTGACAACATAAAGTTTCAAATGGAATTAGTAGCCACCAATAATCATTTATGGATACAATGGGCTGAGTCAGGTGGAGAAGTACCTAGTGGTATTTCATTAATGGTTAAAGACATGGAAAGAAAAGAAGATTACTATGATGATATTGCTCTATGGAGATTATATGAAAAAGATCTTTATGAAATAGAAAGAACCATTGCAGCTTATAATAATATTAATCTTTCTGAAGAATTTGGGATAGACTTTTATGAAGTAGAATATCCTAAGACAGTTCAAGATCAAATCTTAAAAGATAACTTTGATTTACAAAACAATCTAACCACTCAAGCAAAAATAATGGTTCGTGAAAATAAAGATTTAACACTAGAGCAAGCTCAAGCCATTATTGATAATAACAGAGGCTTTAATGAGCAAACAAGACAACAATCAATCTTTACTCAGTTTCGTCAAACGCCTGGACAAAATCAACAATCTTGATGTTGATCTAAAAGGCGATATAAAAGAAATACTCAAAGATCCAATCTCTTGGGCAACCGCTCAAGCAGAAGAATATATTATAAATAATCAAGATAAATACCTAGAAGCTAAAAGACTAGGTAAGGAGTTTTTTGATGAAATTGAAAATATCCGTAGCAATTGATTTTAATAAATTGGCAAATGAAATGCCAAAGATAATAGAAAAAACAACTCAAAGATATGCTCGTAGTGCTGAAAGAGGTTCAAAAGAGGCTATTGATAAGGGCGTAAAACCTAAATTAAAAGAATCAACAATTTCTAGAAGAAAAAGAAAAAAGACTGGTGGTTCAAAACCTCTTTTTGAAACAGGGGCTTTATATCGGAGCATAAAAGGCACTTCTGAAGGATTAACTCTTAATGAATATGGGTTTTTTCATCATACTGGCAATTTAAAGCCAGGAACACCACAAAGACAATTTATAACGACATCAAAAAAAGATATCATGCCTATTTTTGATAAATTTAAAAAAGATGTTAATCAAGCTTTGAGAAGAAAAACTCCTCTTGTATTAGAAACTTAAAAAGGATATTTTATGGCAGAACAAGACATCAAGGAATTAGATGACAAAGACAGAGAAATATTACTACTCGCTGCTCTTGGATTATCTTTCGACATCAGAGTCTTCAATGAACGACTTAATCAAGAGATTGAACGTCTTAGAAGAAATGGTGTTAGTGAACAATCGATTATTAGAACTCTTGAATCCGATCTTACCACCAAAGGACGAATTTTTGGAGAATTGCGGAACTCAATTAAACGAGGAACTATTGGTGCAATTAATCAAGCGTTTCGGAGATTTGGAGACATGGGGGGAAAGTTAAGATGGGTTGCTATATCTAAAAATATATGTCCTGATTGTAAAGAAAGGGCTGGAGAAATAGATACTTGGGATAATTGGACAGTAAGAGGTATGCCTGGGTCAGGCTTTAGCGTTTGTAAAGAATATTGTTACTGTCAGTTACTTCCTGTTGATGTGGATGTTAGTGATAAACTAAAACTGTGAAAAAATTTACCATTACTCCTTGGTTTTGTACAGATTGTGGATGGGTATGGAGTACATTAAG